CGCCCGCGGGCTGGCCACCGGCAACGCTGCCTTGGGCGCCGAACTACTTAACCGCGACCGCTATGCTCGGGTGCGAGAATTTGAAGACTTGGGATTTGCTTCCAACGTGCAGGGCCAAGACCTGTCTCGCCAGTTTCAGAACGTCGGCAATCAACTGACCGCCGACCGTTCCAACCAACAGACGCAGCTAGGAATATCACTTGCCAACCAGCAGGCCGCCATGCAGGCCGAGCTGGCGAACCTCGACGCGAGATACAAGGCGGCGGTGCAGCAGGGCGATTGGGCAATGGCTGCCGACGCGAAGAATCAAGCGGCCAATCTTACGGCGGCACAGTCCAACCAACAGACAGCCTACAATGTTGGCGCGCTGAATACACAGCAGCAGAACGCGGTAGGTCTGGCCAATGCTGATCGGGATTTGCGAATGAGCATGGGACAGGAAGAGGCTAACCGCCTCGGAACCCAGCTTGGAGCAAGCCTTCTCGGTCAAGGCATGGGCGCCGAGCAGATGTATCAAAATCGGGGGCTGGCCGCTGGCATGCAGCTCATTGACCTTAACACGCAATACAATCCAACGATGATGGCGATGGGCTTTGATCCATACGGCGGGAAGACTGCCGGCACGCAGGCCATGGGCCCGGCGGCAAGCATGGCGAACACTTGGGCGACTAATGCTACCAACACCGGAATGTTCAACGCAAATGCCAATAACTGGGCATCGGGCCAGCAGTGGATGATGAATAATATGCCGAGTATGCAGAGTGGGAATCCGTTTATGAGCGGCGCCACCGGAGCCGCCAGTGGGGCAGCAGTGGGATTTATGGTTGGCGGACCAACCGGGGCCGCTGTTGGCGGGGGGCTCGGCCTTGGGCTTGGCCTTTTAGGATCACAATAAACAACAGGAGAACAACATTATGTCATTTCAAGCACCATTTAGCATTATGGACTATGCCGATCTTCAAATGAAGACCGACATGGCAAACGAACAACGCAAACAACAAGAGACGCAGGCACTATGGGGGGCTGTCACACAGCTTGCAGGGGCCTATGGAGATTGGAAGAAGGGCGAGGACATGGTCGGCGCCATGGATAAGGGCGTCGGCATGATGTCCGACATCGGCGCCGTCAACCCAGATGTCCGCGACAAGTTTATGAACCTCGACAAGCGCGAGAAACCGTTTGTCTTTGATTTGCTTCGCCAAGGGATGTTTGCGCCGTATGCGGCGGGGCAGTCGGCCGGATTCCAGGCGCAGGCTTGGGATAAATATCGGCAAAGCGGCGGTGGCGGCGGTGGTGGCATGCCGTCGAGCGGATTCTTTACTTACTAATATCATGGAGCCGCAAACAAACGCTGTGCTGGACCTGCGCACATTCGGGCACATGTTCCTTGGGCGCCAGCCGGGACAGGCTGTGAGTAAAGAGGAGTTTGAAGCCGACAAAAAGGCTTACGAGTATTACGTCAAGCAGGCCATTGACAAAACAATGACCAACCAAGCCGGACCGAGCGACGAGCGCCCCGTGGATGTTGGCTACATTACCAATGCCCCGCGAGTCACAATGGAAACGAATGCGGCTGGCAATGTTATTACCAACACAAACAGCGGGCCGATTGTCCATCAAGTTGAGAGGTTTGCTGACGGAACATTCAAAATCATTCCTCCGTCCGTTCAGAACTTTAGGGGTGGGTCTGCCGAAGTCGTTGCCCCTGGAACAACAAGATACCTTACAAACGAACAGACTAGGGCCACAGAGCAAAACTACAGCTCCGAGTATTCGGAGGGTGGCGCCGGCGCTGCAACCATTGGCGCTTACAGCGCCGGGGCAGCCGCACCTGCCCAAGTCGTTCCACCGGCCGCAACAACGGTCAACACGACAACCGCGCCGAGCGTTGCGCCACCGCCAAGCCAATCCTCGATGCCGCAAGCCAACCAACCAGTCCGCGTTATTTCTCCAGACGGAAAAAGCGGAATCATTCCGGCGACACAGTTAGATCAAGCTCTTAGACAGGGGTTCCGTTTAGCGCCTTAGAATGGTCATAAACTTTATCCCAGATGACGCCGTGGCTACGGATCAGACCGATCCGCAGCCAGCAGTGCCTATCGACTTTGTTCCCGACAATGACTTCGGTGTCGGATTCCAAGCCGACGAGAGGGATGTTGAGCGCGACAATATTGTTATCCGCACCATCGGCAACATCGGCAACGCCGCCCAGCGCGGCTACTACCAAAGCCGCCTAGCCACAGAGCTTCAGCAACCGCAACCGGACGCCAATCGCGTCATTGAGTTGCAGCAGGCCATGCAACAGGTTCCGGCATCGCCTGAGTATATGGCGACGATGAACGATGAGTTGGCGCCGGGAGAAAGCTGGAACGCCTTCGTCAGCAATCCAGTCAGCGTGATGGGCGAGATGCTGACCGAGTCTCTTGTGTCCTTCGGAGAGCAAATGATGGACAAGGCGCCGGCTTATGTCGGCATCGGGACAGCAGCAGGAACAGCGGGTGGCGCTGCTATCGGCGGTGTTGGCTCAATACCGGGTGCCGCAGTCGGGGCGCGCTCGGGGCTGACCGTGGCATCTTTCTCGGCCAGCCGCGCCCTTGAGGCGAGCGATGGCATCCTTCGCTCCTTGGAAGAAGCAGGAGTGCCAATGAACGACCCGCAAGCATTGTCAGCAGCCCTCAACGATCCAGAGCGCATGCAAGTGGCACGCGAGTTTGCCGACAAGAAGGCGGTTCCTGTCGCCTTGTTTGATGCGGCCAGCATGCTATTGGGCGGTCGCCTCATGGGGCAGAAACCGCTTAACGCACTGCAAAAGATCGGGCGCGGGGGCATTGAGACGGCCGTGCAGGCGTTGATCGGCATGGGCGGCGAGGCTACGGGGCAGCTTAATCAGGACGGTCAGATCACCAGCGGCCGGTCTATCATGGCTGAAGGCTTGGGCGAGGTTGCCCCCGGCATGGCGCAGGTTGCCATGGGCACAAGGCTGGAACAGGCCGAGCGCCGTGGTATGCCCGAGCCGCAGCCGGCACAGGCGGTCGGAGAAATAAACCAAAGCATCGCGCCCAACGCTACCCCCGCTAATCCGGCAGAAGTCAATTTTGTCCAGCCGACACCAACACCCGTTGACCAGAGCGGGACCATCCCAACGCCGTCTCCCCTGCCCGATCCGCCGGCCTCCGTTAAGCCGCGCACCTTTGAGCAGAAGGCAATGGAGTCGGACGCCATCACGCCGGCCGCCAAGGAGCAGATTGGTTCTTTCTATGGTGCCTACAGCTTCCCGCAAGCGGTGCAGGCGGCGAAGGATTGGGTCAACACCAATGGGCTAGAGGCGGCACAGGCGCGCATGCAGGACTTCAACCGCACCAAGGTTCTCCCCTCGCCCGTGGACATTGCTATCGGTATGGAAGCAGCCGCAAAGCTCGGAGCCCTCGGCCAGCACGACCAACAGGCCGCGCTTGTCATGGACTTGAGCGAGATCGGCACGGCCGCCGGTCAGGCCATCAGCATTTATCAGATGCTTCCGCGCATGACGCCAGAAGGCATCACAATTTATGCGCAGAAGCAGATTGCCAAGTATATTGGTGGGCTGCCTGCCGACAGGCAAAAGCAGATGCTCGCCGATCAAGAGTCAGTGAAAGCGGTGCGCGGACAGCTCGGGACCATGCGGACTGACTTCGCCAACAAGGCTATCGGTGAGACCCCGTATGGCGGCGAGACGATTAAGGACAGGATCGCACGCCGTATAGGCGACAAGGAGAAATACGAGCCGACCTTCACCGGACTCAGAGACATCTTTGTTAAAGCCAATAACAAGACAGAGGCCAAGGCGTCAGCGTTTGAATTGCTTCAGCAGAACGGATTGTCGCCCTCAGAATCGGAGTCGCTGTCGCGCCGGATGACCGATCAATTTTACTCGTCGCTTGATGCTGGGCGGCGCGAGTTGGCTTCCAGCTTTACGGCTGGAGCAAGCAACAAGCGGATTCTCCAGACATTGCAGCAGCAGCTTGGAGACGGCGCGATCTCTGACACTGAGTTCGTCGCCAGGCTGTCGCAGTCGAAGAGTATTCCGATACTGACAAATGACGTGGCGAACAGGCTCAAGGACTACGCTCGTCAATATCAAGAAACAAGCGACCAAGACATCAAGATGTCTCTTGGTGTTCGGATGCACGAAGAGGTGATGTCGCTTACGCCGGGAGACGTGCTGCAAAAAACAAGAAGCGTCCAATACTTGACGATGCTTCTTTTCCCCCTGACTTGGATAAAAAACTTTGGCGGTAACACCGTTCAGTGGGTTGCTGGCGTTGGCCGAGACGCTTCAATCGGGTATGTCGTTGACCCGCTTACCAGCATTGTTCGCGGAGACAACAAGCGGACAACCGCAGGCATTGGCGCATGGCAACGAACAGCGGCACTATCCACTCCCGTCCAAGATTTTTACAAAGGATACAAGTGGAACGAGCAACAGACGTATAAGGGAAATATATTGGGCAACACACGCGCAGGACTGAGCCACCTCCGTGCCCTTTCCAAGCTAACCACGCAAAACAAGTGGGAGCTTAACGATGTTAAGGATGTTGGGCGCCGCATGTTCTCCAACAAATACATGCAGATGTTGGAGTCTACGCTGTCCGTTGCTCTTGGGGGTCCCGACAGGGCGTTCTACATGTCCCAATTTCGCGGGACCTTGGCTCAATTAGAGCAGGCGGCAAAACAGAACGGCGAATGGACCGGACACATTACGCCGGACATGTATGAGACGGCGCAGGCAGAGGCGATGTATTCCATCTACCAAGACCCTAACAGGGTAAGCAGCGTGCTTGGCGACATCCGAAGCGCACTAAATCTCCGAAAAGCATACGGCGTTGGAAGTATTGCCATGCCGTTCGTTCAGGTGCCGGGATCATTGGCTAAGAAGGGACTGGTTGATTGGTCTCCCATCGGGTTTGTTAAGGCGATTTCTGAGGCCGGCAAGGCGGGGTTGTTCGGCAAGGAGTTTAATCAGGCCAAGTTCAACAAGGACTTTACGCAGGCCGCTCTTGGAACCGGGCTGTATTCGCTTGGGTTCTGGCTTACGGGGCTTGGCATTATCACGGCGGCCAGAGAGGACGATGAAGACCTAGACGCAATGCGCAGGTCAACCGGCCTCGGCTCTTACCGCATAAATGTGACAGCCCTTAACCGGGCGCGGCTTACAGGAAATTGGAGAGACAGACAGGAACCGCAAGAGGGAGACACAATCGTCAACTACGATTGGTTACAGCCTGTATCCATAACGCTTGCCGCTGGAGCGGACCTGTTTCATCGGAGGACCGAAGCTGGGCGCATGGCCCTGCGCGGCGGGACCGTAGAGAACATGTCTGACGCCGCAATGGCTTTAATGGCAGGAACCAAAACACTGAGCGACCAGCCAATGTTGAGCGGGCTAGGGTCTCTGATGAGTGCCTACTCCAACAACAAGCAAAACTATGCAGAGGCTATCTACGAGACCGTTTTAGATATGCCGTCACAATTTGTTCCGCAGGCAGTGCGTAGAGCGGCGCAATGGAAGGACAACCAAGTCAGGGAGACACGCGCCAGAATTGCATACCTAGACAAGCTCGGGATAACAGATGCCGCAGCGCAGAGGGCGTTTGCCCAAGTTGCCGTTCAGATACCGGGCGTCAGTGAGATGTTCCCGCCTCGCTTTGACATCAAGGGGCAAGCTGTTGAGAGGTATCAATACAACGGCAATACCTTGGCTAATCTTTTGTTTAACCCGATGACGGTTACAAAGTTCAAAAAGGATCCTGTTCTCACAGAAATTCAGCGCCTAGTAGACAATACGGGAGAGGTTTCCGTTGTTCCGAGACAGGCCGGCAGGGCGCTCAAGCTGAACGGAAAAAACTACGAGCTGACCAACGAGCAGCTTTCGGCATATCAGTTCTATGTCGGCAACCTGACCATGTCTATGTATCAGCGCCGCATGGCGAGCCCGAAGTATGCCAAATTGCCGGACTCGGTAAAAATAGACATCTTCACAAAAGACCTAAAGGACTTCCATGCCGCGACAAAGTCGGCGGTCCTCGGTGAAGACGTGCGTAACTTAACTCGCCAACAGCGGTCGCTTCGCTCCCTCCTAATGAAGAGCCCCCTCGGCCAGATGCCGCCCACCGGCATGCCCTTCCAGAGCTACGCGCCGGCCGCCCAATAAGCAAACTGCCCTCCGGTTTCCCAGAGGGCAGCGGCAGGGCACCCCCTGCGTTTTCATCGGAGACACCCGACAAAAGTTTCAGTAGCCGTAATACGAATACGGTGAAGCAATCGGACGATACGGAGTGTAAGTCGGGAAGCCGTAATTGACAACCCGCGTGCCGCCGAATGCGTCTTTGGTAATCGTGGTCATCGGGGCGTTGCCCGTGACCACAACCGGAGCCGCATTACCGCCGAAGGGTTCGATCACCGGCGTAGGAATAAGGTTGGGCATGGGGCCGATGTCTCCTCCCCTACCGGATGGAGATTGTGCAAGAGATGGGGCGGGCTTGGGGTTGCCGTCTCCGAAGTAAGGCGTTCCCGGCTTCATCCATTCGCCGTAGATATTTTTGACGTAGCCCTTGCGCTCCATCATTTGCGTGCATCCAGCGGCCATCACCAGGGCGGCGGCGGTTATTGTGGTCAGTAGTTTCATAGTGGTCTCTCTTGAAATACCGCCGGCACGCTCACGGCCTTCTGCCATGTCGCATACCAGCGGCTTGTTGTGACAGGTGAGGAATGCCCCAAGAGCTTCTGCACCTGTGAAATCTGTCCGGTCGCCTCCAGCCAATCGCTGCCGGCTTGCTTGCGTAGCTCGTAGGCGGCGCCGACACGGTCGGGGATATACTTGCGCAGCCAAGTATTGAAGACGCGCAGCATGAAATTGTAGCGCAGGAACTCGGTGCGCAGCGGGATTAGGTAGTCGTCGGCGGTCATCAGTTCCTCGGCCATCCAGGGCGCCAAGGTAATGTCGCGCTCGCGGGCCCCGCCTGTCTTTAGGGTGAACTGCTGATCCCGGCGCTCACGGATGCACATGGTTTGTCCGGCGGCGCGGCTCTCGATCCACCCCTTGCGGGCGTAGCTGACCTCCTTGGGCGTCATCCCAAGGTAGCGGCAGCAGATGAAAGCCCGCCGGATCGTCTGATCCATGCGGCTGTCCTGCTCCATGGCGGCCAGCACGTCCTTGGCGATATGCTGAAAGCTGTTGGGATCGTATTTCTGCTTGGCGTCCTTGCTGGCGCGCTTGAACTCGGTCAGGTCGGGCAGCTTGAAGTCCAGCCATTCGTCGGTCTTGGCGAAGATAGCCTTAGCCCCAGCCAGCGCGGACCCGATGCTGTAGTCTGCCGTGCCGCACGCCTCCTTGTATTTGCGGACCAAGGCGGCGGTCAATTCGGTGGACCGGACGGCCATCACCTTCTCCTTCTCGCTGTTGGTTATGGGCGCGGCGCGCTTGGGATCGGAGCGGTGCGGCCGGCGAGGGGCAAGGCCGGTGGCGCGGCCGACGACCCGCAGGAGGCAACTGGTATTCTTCTCGGCTGAGTCGCATTTGGACTTGGCCAGGTAGTTCTCGATGATCTGGCCGATGGTGGGGAAGTCATTGCGCAGGCCCTCATGCTTGCGCAGGGTCTCGATGCCCTCCTGCTCCTGCATGGTGATGTAGGCCATGGCCTTCTGTTTCGCCAGCTTGGCGTCGGTGGTGCGCAGCGTGTGGCGGTGCATCTTCTTGGTGCGCCGGTCGGTGAAGCGCACCCACCAACTGCCAAGGCGCCAATAGACCGAGCCGCGCGCCCCGACTTTGTCGTTGCGGACCTTGAAGGACTGCTTAATCTCTTGGTTGGCAATCATAATCCATTGTTTCCATGTGTCAAAAAGTGTCTGATTCTGTGTCAAAAGTCAAGCGCAAAAGCTCATTAAACGTGGCACAACGTGTTACAAACTTTCAGTGTCCAAAGGTCATTTGCTCCCGTAGCTCAGGGGATAGAGCAGCGGATTTCTAATCGTCGATTTTCTGGGTCTGGCGGCCATCATTACTCTGTAAAATGGGCAGGGCGGAATTGCTGTGCTGGGATTTGTGCATTTCGGTGGGCTTGGCGGCCATCACCACCCCGCGCCATGGGCAAGGGCCCCGTGACCCCTGTCCTGGCGTGAGCGGCGTGTGCTACATCACGACAAGGTGCTTGTCGGCCCAATCCTTATTGATGCCGCCCTTCTCGATGATGAGTCTCTTTAGCTTGTCGGCCTTCGTTTCCGGCGCCTTGCCCTTGGCTGGCTTGCGCGCGGCCTTCCGTTTCTTGGGTGTGGCGGCCATCACTCGGCCTCCATGACCACAACGTAGTGTGTGGTCTCGTCTTCTCGGTAGGCTTGAATGGCGCGGTAGCCAGCGATGGCCGGTGTCCGCGATCCAATGTTTCCCGGTTCCTGCCAGCCATCATCGGTTGCCAGCTTCGCGGCCTCGGTAGCGGCGGACAAGGTAGCAAAGCCGCCCAGGTTGCGCCGCCCGCCGTCATCGACCTCGGCGAGCTGGTATTTCTGCCGATAGGCGCCACCACAATCGAGGCGCATCCCCTCATGCGGAGACTGGTCTTCGTCGTGAGAATAAACAACGATCTCGACGCCGGTAATGCCGTCACGCTTGCCCAGGTGTTCCGCCGCCATAGCGTCACACTCTGCTTGTGTGGGGCATTTGTTGGTGCTCTCGGTTGTCTCGGTCCATGTCTTGTCGGAGTCTTCGCCCAAGATGGATTCGTAACGGACCTCGATGGTGTAGCACGGGACCGGCTGAACCTCTAGGTCTGGGCCGAATGACTCGGCCAAACTCCGCAGCTCGGCTTCGCTATAGCAGGCAGCAAACTGCAATGCGTCTGCAATTCCGTCTTCATCGGTGAAGAACATATTGTCCTCACCATTTACTCCACGAATAAAGCCCGTGAAGTATTCCCCTCGCTTTAGCGAGAGAATGACTAGGTTGTGATTGTGTTTCATTGTGTGTCTCCTTTGTGTCGATGGTGCGGCCATCACCGGGTCAGCATGTTTGCCGTCCGTTCCGGCCTCTGCCCATTAGGCAAAGGCCGGTGTCGGGCGTCAAGCTGCCTTGGCCAATTTAACCTTGGGCGCCTTGGCTTTCTTGGGCTTGGCCTTCTTTGGCTTGGCTTCCTTGGCCTTGCGCGCCGCCTCTTGGCGCTCGTAAGCGTGTTGGACGCGCATCTCATGGTAGCGCAGCATGTCGAGCCCGCGCAGGTGGAACAACTTCTCAACCGCGTCTTGCGGGCCGTCCGTGTATTGCTCTTGAACGTGCGAGGCAACGGCCAGCGCCCTCTCTAGGTTGTCGCATCTGGGCGCATTGTGCGCGGACTGATACTCCCACACGGCGACAATCAAATTGTCGATTGCGTCTGAAAGCTCCATCGCCGAGCGGGCCGCGCCCAGTTGTGGGTATAGGTGGTTAAACATGTTATCTAACTGTTCTTGTGTCATTGTGTATCTCCTTTGTGTGTGTTTGGCGGCCATCACTGGCCGGGATTGCGTTATGCTCTCCGTGCTGGCCCCGGTGTTGCCGGAACCAGTGTCGGAACTCATGCGCGCATTAGCCATTGCCTGATCCTCGCGGCCATCACTGCCCACCAGGGCCGCGTTTCAGCGGATCGGGCGGCCATCACCTGCCAGTATTGGCACCAGTTGACCATGGGCCGGTCGTGTGTGTGGTTGCCGGTGGTCATTCTTGGCCGGTCCTTTCCGCTTCGTAGTGCATGCGCGCGATTCTCAGGCACTCGTCAGAGACCGTCTCGCCAAGAAGATGCAGGATGTCGGCCAGAAGGTCGGCCGCCCATAGTGGCTCGGCCTCGTCCTCTGTTCCTACGATCTCAGCATATTGCGCCAGCACAGTCAGCGCGCGGTTGCGCCTGTCGGCGTTCTCGCGTTGCTGTTTGCGTGTTAGTTTGGGTGCGGTTTTCATTGTGCGCCCTCCGCCTGTCTGATCGCGTGGCGCGCTTTCGCCAACGCCTCACAATTTGCCAGCCCTTCGGCTGTGGCGCTTTGGTCCATGAATGGCCCGCGCGCGACCATCGCCCGCAACGCCTCCAACAGTTCCGGCGCCGATGCTATCAGGCGCGCGTTTGCGAGGTGAAGGTCTGGCTCCATTTTGAAATCGTCGGCGCTTCCACAGGTGCAGACCAATGGCGCTTCGCCTTCGTAGTTGTCCAAGTTGCCAAGAACCAATCCGTCATCATTGGCCGCCCAAGGCCCCGGTGTGTGCTTTGCTTGTGTTGTCATTGTGTGCGCCTCCTTAAAAATCCTGAATAATGATTCCGCCGGTGAACTCGATGACGGTTGTCCGGTCCTGCAAGAATTGCAGGGCAGACTTTTCGGCTTCGTCTTCGTCGGCGTCTTCGTCTGGCTGCCAATCGTAATTGTCGGCCGCTTCGCGGGCGCTTGTGTATTCGCTGAACTCGCACCGGATCGCGACACGGTCAAAGTCCATGTCCGCTCCGGTGTCCTCTTCTAGTTGCTCCAGGTGCTCTGCAATCGCCCGCGCGCCCGCATAACTCCAGGCGGCGTTATCGTCTTGCAACAGTCTGTCTGCAACTTGGCTTGTGGTTAGTGTCTCTTTCATTGTGTGTCTCCTTGTGTGTTTTGTTGTTGTTGATTGGTGGCCGGTTGGCGCACCGTGCCGCCCCCGGCGAACCGGGAGCGGTGTCGGTGGGTCAGTTGTTGGCGTGTGCGATCATGTCCATGTTGCAACGCGCCTTTGCGATTGCTTCGCGGACCATGCTGCTGAAGTAGCGACAGACAGTGACCGGCCCGCCATGCTCGGCAGACAGTTTGCGCTCGCAGGGACGGACGCCGAAATGGTCGCGGAATGCGTCCGGCGTTTCGTAGATGCACCCGCTCAGGTAATCCGCGCCGAGCTGGATGGGTGCGCCATACTCGCCACAGAACGAGACGCGCGCCTCGACCTGAAAGGCGCATAGTTCGCCGTCTTCTATCTTCTGCGCGGTTTCGCCGGTCTCGTCAAATGACAGGTCGAGGAAGTCGTCCGGCAGTGCGACAACTTCAACGATGAAGCGCCGAGTTTGGAATTTGTATATGGTTTGTTTCATTGTGTCTCCGTGTGTGTGTTGTTTGTTGTGTGTTGTGTGCTTACAGCGCCAAGAGGAAGAACCCCAAGGCGAAGATGAGAAGAACGGCGAGGATTTCGCCGGTGATGGTGAGAGTGTGTTTCATGTTAGGATATCCGGACAATGCCGCGTTTAATCGCCTGTTGGCGTGCCTTGTCAAATTCGCCCACTGCGTGCGCGAACGCGCGATCGGTGCCGCGTGGAGCATGTTGAACTACCGCCCACGCTGGCAGTCGGCCGGTGTTACCGCCACGAAAGACGATGGTCGTGTTCCATGGTCCACCAGGGAACTCGCGCACTAGCTGGTCAACGAGCTTGTGCTCGCAAACCGGCAGATGCACGAACCGATAACTCCTATCGCCGCGCGCCGGCGAAAACCTGCCGTTCGCACGAACGACTTTGCGGCCAAGTCCGCGCCGAGTGAACTCGGAGCTTGGGCTGAGTTGCAGCTCAACGTGCGTGGGCACGAAATCCAAGGCGGAAACCCCTTGGCCGTTGTGTGTGTTGTGTTCCATAACGATGCCACCGTAATGCGTTGTGTGCTGTCTGTCAAAATAAAAATGCATGGTGGTGCAAACTTTTTTCTGCCCCCCCTATTTGCGGACCTTGGCTTCGTAGGTGCCGAGAACCTCCGCGATCCGCCCATGCGCCATGCGGATGGACGCCAGCGCCGCTTGCCGCTCGATGTCGGACGGTTCCCGCCCGCCCGCAGCGTCGAAGCAGTCGAGCCACCAGGCGAATGCCGCGCGATAAACGTCCGCCGGGACCCAGCCCAGTGAACTAGCAGCCGCGCGGGCGCGCTTTTGCGTTTCTGTTGTCACTCGGGTGTTCACAGTCACATCTCGGGCGGATCGTGTGAGCACTCTCGCTGATTGTTTCTTCATAACACTGCACACAAGAGCACACACCGCTCGGCGTTGCAAGGCCCTTCCTTGTGGGGCCTTCTCCCCATTGCAAAACTTGCGGAAAGTTGTTGTTGCGTAGTGTGTGCTGTTACGCTACAACCGCGGGCATGTCGAACGCATCCCCGCTTGAATACCTGCGACCGGCCGAAGCTGCCAAACGCCTAGGGATTTCACGCAATACGCTTAACCGCTACCTTGCCAAAGGCTTGATCCGCTGTTCGCGGCCCACCCTGCGTTGCACCCTAATCAGCACGGCCGAGCTGGCGCGCTTCTACTCTGCGACCGCGCAGCCGGTGCCGGTCTCCATGGTCCGCGCCGCCTAGGTTATGGGCGCCAATACCAAGGCAGCACCCAAGGCGAGAAAGCGCGCCACAGGGCCCGCCAGGGCCCAAGAATCTAAGCCGGTTGCGGTGGTTGAAGAGGCCCCGACAGAGAGCCCGGCGCCCTTCAAGATGTCAGGCGCAACCGGCTTGACGATTCCAGAGGACAAGGCACAAGCCATTGCCGCCGCCCATTCTGCCGGTGTGCCGGTCACGCGCATCTGCAAGGAACTCGGCGTTGGCTATCACACGGTCGCCGCACTCATCCGCAACCGGCCCGAGCTGCTCGCCTCTGCCCGTGACATCACGGCGAATAATTGGCGAACGCTCGCCGCCCTTGGGACCGCTGAACTTGTGGACCGGCTGCCGGAAATGAAGGACCAGGCGCTATCCGTGCTGTCGGCGATAGCAACGGAGAAAGCTGAACTGTTGAGCGGTGGCGCAACAAGCCGTGTCGAGATTATCGCGGCGCCTGCGGTGGATGAGTGGAGCGATGTTGTCGATGGTGTCGTGATTGAGTCGGTGCCTGTTTCGATAGGTAACACCGGCCGAACGCGCGCCGCAAAAGGCCAGACGCACCCGGCCCTAGTGTCCGCACCCTGCGCAGGCGGTGAACAACCGCCTGCCTTTGACTGTTCCGACACTGTTGGAGAGGACGGTGTGTCAGTTTTTGAGCCAGTCGAGGCCCCTTTTTTGCCTCCCCCACCCCCTACCGACAGAGGGGGGGCGGGGGTTACTCCTTCTTCAAAGACATCACTACCCTATTCGTTATCCGACGCCGAAATTTTTCGCAAAAGCACCTAGCCCCCAACCATTTACCCACACATTAAACCATGAAAAAGTCCCTAAAACCCTACCACAACAAGCTGAAGGCATTGTTTGCCCAGCACAGTCAATCGCATGTTGAGAGCAGTCAACCCGAGGACGAGCCGATTACAGAGGCGCCTGAGCCGATTGCTGTTGGCCCTGAGCCGACAGACCCGCCGGCGCACGACGAGAAGGCGTTGACGGAGGAGGTTGCTAGGCAGGTTGGCTGGCAGGTAGGCGATCCGGCGTCGGGCAAGGTGATGAACCGCCAGATGGTGAACAAGCGCCGTGTGTGGGCGATGGTGACCGGGTGGTCGGAGATGGTGCAGGTGTCGGTTCACGATCAGTCGGAGTGGCCGGCTGGGTCTACGATTAAGTGTGAGTATGTGCAGGCCAACAGTGACGGCCATCTAGTATTCAATAGCAAAGAACATGGTCCCAAGTGGAAGCGGAGGGGTTCACGATGAGCAAGGCTATTGCTTCTGTATTACTCTGTGGTCTGTATGCTGGTTGTGCTGCGTCTGGCTGGCGCGAGACGGCTCCGCACAACACGCCCTATGCTTGGGAGTATAACGCCCCGATAGAGGGCTGGCGGTCTCTGTATGCTGGCTGGAAGCAACTGACGGCACCGGAGGGTATGATCTGGGATGAGTTGATGGGAAGCTATCAGCAGGACTTGGGGGTGGCACGATGAGCGCCGAAGCGACCAACTGGGTCTGGAAGCACAGTGAGGCGTCGGGCTCGGATCGCCTGGTGCTCTTGGCCTTGGCGGACTTCTGTAACGAGAAGGCTGAGTGCTATGCGTCGTATGGGACGCTAATGAAGAAGACGCGACTGAGCGAGGCAACCGTATATCGCGCTCTCAAATCCCTGCAACGAGCTGGCGATTTGGCGCAAGTCGCCCAAGGAGACTTTGGCAAGGGCAGCCAAGATTCCAGCGAGTGGCGCCTGCCCAAAGTCCACAACTGTCAAATTGACAGTGCATTCAATCTGACAGCTGTGAAACCTCCGACAACTGTCAAATTGACACCTGACAACTGTCAAATTGAAGGATCAACAATACATAACAATACAGATAATAATAATAGCTCGCCTACGGCTCGCCCCCAACCGCCCCAGCTAACCGTAATCACAGAATCCAATTCGCCACCCTCTCTGGATTCAGAAGTAAAGTTGGTCCGCAAACGAGAGGACGTTCTCGGCAAGGGGTTAACCGACGAGCAATGGCTCCGGTGGCTGGGCGAGAAGAACCCCAACATCGACATCCCGGTCCTCTTCGACCGCTGCCTCGCGTGGTGCAAGGACAAGAGCAAGGTAGCCAGCCGCCGGCAGTTTATGGCCTTCGTCCGCAACGCCCAAAAGGACGTGCCCATGGCCTTTGTCCGCCGCCCATCGGCACCCTCTGGTCAGTCGGCCTTTGAGCGGGAGCTGGCTGAGATTAGGATGGCGGTGGGAGAGTGACCGTCTTGGCCTCAACGGACAAGGGCGCTCACGCCGAGCTGCTGTTTTGCGCCGAGGCTGGCGCTCGGGGCTACAGCATATTCACGCCGCTGGTGGGAAGCCCCAAGGCAGACGTTTGCCTCAAGATGGGTCAGGGTCCCTACGTTGGCATTCAGGTCAAGCGGGCTTGCGTCAGCACGCAGCGCGCCGGCCTTTACAAAATCAACACGTCGAGCCGAACGGCTGGGCGCTACAGCGCCGGCGACTTTGACGTATTGGCGGCCTATCTGCCGGACATCAACGAGTTTGTTTTCTGGCGGATAAGCGAGATCGCTCAATACAGCCAGATTAGCTACTCGCCGGAAAGGCACCGCAGCCCCGACAACTGGGAACTGCTCGACGCCCTCGCAGAACCCTCAACCGCGAACCGATAAACAATTTTTACCGCCTTACCCCTACCCCGCTAAATGTCCTACCCCCCAGCCTATAAACAACCATTTTCCATGAGAACCCGTAAAACCACCAAGAAGGCCGCTGCCGTTAAGCGGAAACCCGTCACCCAGAACTCCTACACCGTTGCCGATCTCCGCGCCCACCTGCAATTAGCGGCAGGCTCGCTGATCGCCATTGACCACTGGCTAGACACCAAGGTCGAACAGATGGTGAAAAACCAGAAATGAGCGTCGAATACGTTGTCGGCGAGGTCGGCTTTGGCGGCAATTTCAAGCCCGAGGCTGACTTCTACCGAGCGCAAACCGCGCAGTGCGGGATACGCATTGACGAGCTGGAGGCCGAGGTTGCCAAACTCACCAAGGACCGCAATGTCCTGCGGAGGGCATTGGAACGATGCGCCGCGTTGAGCAACGAAGTTGCCGACGCAAAGCATGAGGCCCTGCTTGCCACCGCACCATGAACCACCGGGACGCCTGGCTCCATGAGCAGTTTGACGGGGCCACCGCCCGCAAGAACGGGGAAGTTCTATCCTTCCTGCCGGACGGCACCCCCTCGCCCGAGACGGACTATTTGCTCCGCTCGGTGCGGGAGGCGTGCGACCGATTCTGGGCCCGCCGAAGGGGCCTAAAACTTTCTCAAAAAAAGTCGTTGCCAGACAGCACACATTAGCATACAACACGCCACAGTTGTTATGGATATCTCAGAACTCACCATGTTTGCCCTCTTGTTCGGCGCGCTGGTTTTCGTCGTGGCGCTCATCAACGACGATGATGATGACGAGGGGAGGTTTTCGTGAAAAACAAAAACGTCATTCCCCACGATGCGACCGCCGAGTCCTATGTCATAGGATCGCTCATGTTGCACTCGGATTTGATTGACGAGTGGGACGAGCTGAACGCCGAATACTTTTTCCTCCCCTCGCACCAAGCCGTCTTGGCGTGCATCGTCGCCATCCGCGCCAGCGGGGGATCGCCGGACTTGCTCACCGTCACGCAGCGCCTCAACGAGCGCGGCGAGCTGGAAGGCATCGGCGGTCCCGGTGTGCTGACCGAGATGTATAGCCATGGCGGTGGCCGCGACCTTTCGTATCACATCCAGATTCTACGCGGCTACATGGCCCGCCGCCGCATCCTGGATGCCGCCGGCCGCATGATGACCGCCGCCAAAGATCCCGCCATTGACATTGAGGAAGCCTTGGCCGACGCCGGCGAAGCCATCCTTGGCGTGGACATGAGCGGCAAGCGCGACTCGGCCGCCGCCGCCAGCGAGATGATCCACGGCGTCATCGTCGAGATGGAGCGCGCCATCGTGGAGAAGGGCAAGCCGCGCGGCATCCCGACCGGCTACCGCGACTTTGATTACATGACCGGCGGCCTGCGTGGCGGCCAGTTGATGCTGGTCGCCGGCCGTCCCGCCATGGGCAAGAGCGCCATGCTGCTTAACTTGGCCGACCGCATGGCCGCCAAGGGAACTACGGTCCTGCTCTACAGCCTGGAGATGAAACGCTTTGACCTCATGCAGCGCATCATCTGTGCCCGCGCCAAGGTCAGCAGCACCCGCCTGCGTAACGGTGCCGTAGGCAAGGACGAGATGCGCCGCCTCTCCATGGAAAGCATGAACTTGGCCGGCCAACCGCTTTACATAGACGACAGCGAGGCCCCGACGATCCACGAACTGCGCGCCCGCGCTCGCCGGGAAGTGCGCAAGCACGGCATCAAGGTCATCATGGTGGACTACCTTGGCCTTATCCGCGTGGCCGGCGCCACGATCAAGAGCCGCGAGAACGAAATAGGCATGGTCAGCAGAGGCTTGAAGGCCATGGCCATGGAGTTGGACATTCCGGTCATCGCCGCCGCGCAGCTTAACCGCCAGGTCGAAGGGCGCACCGACAGCCGCCCGAAGCTCTCCGACCTGCGCGACAGCGGCAGTCTGGAGCAAGACGCCGACATCGTGACCACGATTTACCGTGGCGCCTATTACGACAACGCAGAAGGCGGCGTCGAGCCGCAGGACGCCGAGTGGACCCTAGCCAAGCACCGCGAGGGCAAGACCGGCACGATGCACATGGTCTGGCATCCCGAGTGGACCCGCTTTGACACGGCGCAGATTACGCGCCTGACCGATGAAGCCCCCGTGCAGGAGGCCCGCCAGCCGGACCTGCATGAGATCAACGCCCTGCTCAATGAATAGCCGCCAAAAAGGAGCCCGAGGAGAGCGCATGTTCCGCGACATGTTCCGCGAAGCAGGCTTTGAAGCCCGCCGTGGGCAGCAGTTTAGCGGCGGCACGGACAGCCCCGACGTGGTGGTCCCTGCCCTGCCCGACTTCCATTGGGAAATCAAGTTCTGCCAAGTGGTCAAAATCAAAGACTGGATGGCGCAAGCCGCCCGCGATGCTGGCGCCAAGCCCTTCCCCATCGTCGGCCACAAGCGCAACAACGAGGAACCCTTGGCCACCCTCCGCTTCAAAGACCTTCTCACGCTCATCGCCCATTCCGATTTCGTTAGGTAACACAAACACAACACAACACAAACAAACACAAATAAGTAACATGGCTAAAATACCAGAAAACAAAACATCGGCACTCTCCAACCTTGGCGAGCCGCCGGCTAAAGGAACCTACGTCGCGGTCTGCCTCGACGTGGTCGATGAATACAACGTCACCCGCAAGAAGTATCAGAGCGAGGAGACCGAAGTGGTCAACCTGGAGCGGTTCGTCTTCGGGGTGAAACTTAAAGACGGGTCACTGCGCAAGATTGCCACCAGGGCAATGAAGATCAGCAACCATGAGAACAGCGCACTGCGCGCCTTCTTGGTGAGCTGGCTCGGCGAAGCGCCCAAGCCAAACTTTGAGACCACCGACCTCAAAGGCAAACCCGCCTACATCACGATCACCGAAGATGTGAAGGGCGACCGCACCTACAGCAACATCGCCACGATCTCCGAGGTCATGGAAGAGCTGCTGCCCAAAGTGCCGAAAGTCTCTGAGTTCGGCGACAACGACAACACCGGCGAAGAAATCCCGTTCTAACCATGAGCTACGTCGCCAACCACGAACTCAAGGCGCAGGGATTCGCATGCTTCGCAGGGCCGTTTGCTCCGCATGAGCGCGAGATGATCCCGGCGTATTTGAAAGACGCATCCCAAGCCAACAAGGAAACCCGTCAAAGCGTAGAGGCCAGCGGCATCTACCTGTGGCAGAAATCCAAGTCTCGCAACTGAAACACATGGGGAGCGGTGCAGTCCCGGCCGCTCCCCACTTCTCTCTAAAGTTATGGCAATTCTCGTAGAAAACAAAAACATGGGCGGCGGTCACTGGTATCAACCAGACGGCACGCCGCTTCACCAGGTTCCCAAGGCAGACGGCAAGGGCATGCGTGACACCACGCTGGCCGATGCCAAGAAGCTCGGGCTCCTGCCATCTGTCACCGGCATCACCGACATCGTCGCCAAACCGGCACTGATGAACTGGAAGGCCGCGCAAGTCGCCGCCGCCGCCTTTGAAAACCCACCGACCGGTGACGAGTCGGCAGAATACTTCATCGACCGCGTCATCAACGCCAGCCACCACCAGGTAGCCGGCGCCGCCGATCTCGGCAGCAAAGTTCACGACGCCTTGGAAAAACTACTCACCGAAGGCCCTGACGCCATCACCGAAGACATGTGGGCGTATGTCGCTCCGGTCGTCGCATGGAAGAAGGAAGCCAAGATCACCTACGACCAGATCGAAAACGTCTTGGTTAATCTGGAGATCGGCTACGCCGGCCGCTGCGACGTGCTCGGCCACGATGCCGCTGGCGCCCCGGTCATCATCGACTACAAGACGCGCAAGACTAAGCCCAAGCAGGTCTGCAAGCCCTACGACACGCAGGGTATGCAGCTCGCCGCCTATGCTGTCGCGCACTACGGCTTGGACCGCCTGCCCGAAGTCAAAGCGTGGAACGTCTACATCAGCACGACCGAGATCGGCCGCGTCGAAGGCTACCAACACGAATCGCTGCTCCCGCATTGGGAAGCGTTCAAGGCTGCCGCCGTCTTGTGGAGTCATATCAAAGGCTACGATCCGAGGCGCCCGGTCTTCACTACGCTCAAGGAGGCGGCATGAACCAAGAGCAATTCGACGCCGACAACGCCGCCGAGTCGCCCGCGCAACTCTGCACCCGCAACGACTGGTGGCACGACTTCCGTGGCAACCCTGTGCGCGAGTGCTTCGACAACCCGCGTGCATCTAGTCACCGCAGCGCCAAAGAGGACTGACGTGAAAAAGCCCCGCCGCTTCACCGTCCGCGAAAAGACCTTCGGGTTAAATGTGGAGTTCTATTGCGGAACTCCGCAGCGGACGGCGTTGCGGCGGTGCGTGGCCATTCTCCATCTTGACGCCAATGACCCCGAGAACGCGCCAGACGACAGTGATGCCGCTTGGGCCATGTGCTACGGCAGCCAAGCCGTCGTCTGGATCGAAGCCGCCGAGGACACCGGCTCGCTCGTCCATGAGCTGTATCACGTTGTCGCCGACTTCTTGAAGCACATCACCAGCAGCGACGAGGAGACCGGCGCCTATCTCATTCAATACCTCTTCCGCGAAGCAATGCTTCGCCTCAACAAGAAACCCAAAACCCAACCATGAAAAAAGGACTATACGCAAACATCAACGCCAAGCAGGCCCGCATCGCCGCCGGAAGCGGTGAACGCATGCGCAAGCCGGGATCAGCCGGCGCACCGACCGCGAAGGCATTCAAGCAATCAGCGAAGACCGCCAAGACCCGCCGATAGCATGAAAGCCGTCTTAAAGTTCAACCTGCCCGAAGACCAGTCCGAGCACCGCCGGGCTCTTGACGGGTGGAAGTGGAGGTCTGTTGTCAGTGACATCGCTGACAAGCTCCGCAGCACGTTGAAATACGACGACGACCTCACACCGGAAACCAACGCCGCCTTAGAGAAGTTCCGCGAAGAGCTTTTCCGGCTGCTGGAAGACCACGGCCTTAACCTCTACGACGAATGAGCGCAGGCAAAGGCGATACCCCGCGTGCGGTGAATGGCGACCTTTATCGCCGCAACTACGACCGCATCTTCCGCAAGCCATATCCGGATTGGATATGCGACGAGTGCGGCCGGCTGCACGGCAAGCGCCCCGAGGGCAATCCCTACGGCGCAACCTGGCACATCGGCGAGTGCGGCGTCTGCGGCACCGGCGGCGTTGAGGTTACGGAATGCCGGGACTTCGGCCATCTCAAAGAGGGATGGAACAAATGACCAGCGCCATCCTCATCGCCCTCGTCGGCCTCATCTATTTCGCCGTGGCCATCGACCAAGCCCTCATCCAGCACAACTTCTGGAACGGAATCATCTGGTTTGGATACGCCATCGCGCAGACCGGCTTGTGGAACCTTACCGTTCGCCCCTGACCTTATGACGCACCTAAGAATTACATCCCCAGCTATTGAAGCCATCGACAAGAAAATCGCCGCACTCAAAGCCGAGCGAAAGCTGCTGGTTTCCGAGGCGGCCAGCGCCAAGGCGCAGGCGCTCTGCGCTGAGATGGCCGCCGCCAAGAAAGCGCGCAAATGAATTTCAAAGCGACAGTCAAAGGTATTGCGGCGTCAGGAGGCACTCGCCCCGATAGTCACATAACCGCCTGCCCCGTAACCGCAATAAAAGCGGGGCCTGTCGCCCATACTTTGACTGGGCAGCGTAAATATACGGATGAGCGTTTTGGACTGGGAATCCCGGTCGGCGCCACATCGAGGTCGGGAGGTCGCCGCTTAAAGCCATGCGAAGAGCTACAATCATCGCGCGCCGACCACAACCTTGGCAACCCGTGCGCTGAAAAGGTGCGGCCGCACCGTGCCCGGCAAAACAATGTCTCTGAACCGGCTTTAGTTGCCGGTGTAGGAGGCCACTGGCAGGGAACGCTAACCATCACCGGCTCCAATGTGCGTCTGGGCACTGAAATGCCGGTGGCCCTGTCTCTCTTTTGATATGATCTCCTTCTTCCCGGACCGCGAGCGTGTCTACGTCAAAGGCAAGGACGTTGCCTGCCGCACGTTGCTCTACTGCAAGAACGGCGGCGGCGAGAACGACTACGTCACCCTCATCCGCGAGGACAACGGCGAATGGTTCACCGCCCGCATCGACCAGATCGTTTCGGCGCCGAATCCGACCTTGGATATTGAGGAATTTTCTGACGCCTAAATAGAACACAACCGGACACATGACACCACGCGAATGGCTAGACCAACTTGCTGACGAGCAGGAATACAAAATAACCGTCATGGACGGATTCGACGATTGCATTGCCGGCATTGTCGAGCGGTTCACGGACGATCCCATCGTTTGCTACGACCGCCAGAAGGTCATCGCCTCACTCGTGGCGCAGGGCATGACGGAGGAAGAGGCCGAAGAATATTTCTCGTTTAACCAGATCGGCGCATGGGTCGGCGATTCCACCCCCTGCTTTTTGACTCACCCGCCACAATGACTGACACCGACCACGCAGACCACTTGACCTTCCTCAAGCATCTGGACGCCTCGCACGATGCCGTCTGGTGTGCGGCCCGCTGGCTGCAAAACAAGGGTCATCATGTCGTGGTCACGCCGACCAGCAAGAGCAAGACACACGGCGAATGGAAGCAGCACGCGGATTCCGGCGACCTTTATTTGCAGCAGCGCATTGAGGTCAAGAAGCGCGGCATCGACTTCACCGGCGCCGCCGACTGGCCGCACGGCGACAAGTTCATCGTCTGCTCCCGCCACAGCTACGACCTCGCGCGCCCGAAGCCGTATGCCTGGATCATTCTAAACAAGGCCAAGACCCATGCCGCCATCGTCAAAGCCGAGAGCCGCGCCCGCTGGGTAGTAGAGAAGCGCACCGACAGCCGCTACCAGAATTACACGCAGGAGTTTTACTTCTGCCCGCTGGACTGTGTGACGTGGGTGAGCCTCGCAGACCAATGAACACTTTGCGCAAAGGAGAACAGGCGCCAAACGGCTTCGTTCCTAAGTGGGGAAACGCGGCGTCTGGGGCCGCCTGCCAATGCGCGGTGGCGGCACTTGGGGGTGCTGCCACCACCTTTTTGCAATGAGCGCCAAACCCAAGTCCGCCGCCAGCCGCTTCACGCCGACTGCTCATCCGGTGATGAAGCTCCCGCCCAAGGAGACGCTGCTCGCCATGGGCCCCGAGAAGGGATGGGAGCTAATGATGAAGCGGGAGGAGCTGATCCTTAAAGAGAAGGTTGACCCCTTCCGCTACGGCTACCGACCGAAGAACTGGAAGAAGGCGAGCGAACTCTTGGAGACCCACCGGGAACTGCTTGTCATGGGCGGCAACCGCTCGGGCAAGACAGAATGGGCCGCGAGTGAAGTGGTCCGCCGGCTTTGGGAGAAGAAGCAGTCCATCGCCTGGTGCTTCCAGACCACCGCGCCCAACAGCGTCGAGATGCAGCAGCCCCGCCTCTTCAAGTATCTCCCCAGCGAATGGCGCACGGCGCGGAAGGGAACCGTGACCAATATAACCTTCTCGGTGAAAGGCGGTTTCACAGAATCCAAGCTGGTCGCCCCCAATGGCAGCCAGTGTGTTTTTCGCAATTACTCTCAGGACATTTCCACCATTGAAGGCGGGGAAATTGACATCGCATGGTGCGATGAGTTGGTGCCCATCGACTTTCTGGAAACCCTGCGCTTCCGGCTGCTCGACCGCAACGGCGTCCTCATCGTTACGTTCACCCCTATCGAGGGCTACAGCCCCACGGTCAAAGACTACCTCACCGGCGCCCGCACGGTGGAAGCGGTTGACGCCGAGTTGCTGCCCAAGTTCAAGGATGACAAGGGCGAGAAGATCCTCACCGGCTATGACCAAGTGCCGGTTGTCCAGCTTGGCCGCAAGGACCGCCCGATCATTTACTTTCACACCAAGGACAACCCTTGGGCCGGCTGGGAGCGCATGCAGACCGAGCTACGCAACGAGACCAAGGAGAAGATCCTCTGCCGTGCCTATGGCGTCCCGACGCGGTCAATCAACAACCGCTTCCCCCTCTTCAACGACCGCATCCACGTCATCAAGCACGACTGGATTCCGACCACCGGCACCCGCTACCAATTCATCGACCCCTGCTCTGGCCGCAACTGGGCCATGATCTGGGCCATCTTTGACTCAGCCAACCGCTGCTTCATCTACCGCGAGTGGCCTTGTCCCGACGAGTATGTTGAAGGCGTCGGCTACCCCGGCATGTGGGCCGAGCCGGATGGCAAGAAGGCCGATGGTCGCCAAGGCCCCGCGCAGAAGGACTTCGGCTTTGGTCTTTCCCGCTATGTCGAAGAGATCCGCAACGTAGAGAACGGCGAGAAGATATTTGAGCGGTGGATGGACAGCCGCTACGGCAACGCGCAGACCTTGGCCAAGGAACGCCCGACCACGTTGATCGAGGAGATGAGCGAACTAGGCATGGACTTCACAGCCACCCCCGGCGACACGATTGATGAAGGCGTGCAGATGATTAACTCCTGGCTGCACTACGACCGCGACAAGCCGATCAGCGCGCTCAACCAGCCCAAGCTCTACATCAGCGAGAAGTGCAAGAATGTCATATACTGCCTCAAGGAATGGACAGGCCAAGACGGGGCCAAGGGTAGCTCAAAAGACTTCCCTGATCTGGTTCGCTACTTGTGCCTTTCCGGCGTCAACAACGTCGAGGGCGACATCCTCATGGCGCGTGGAGGCGGGAGTTACTGATTTATGAAAACCGACAAAGCCAAGATGGCGTGCAACAAACCCAAGCGCACGCCCAGCCACCCAACCAAGTCCCACGTTGTCAAAGCCTGCGGTGATGCCCTGCCGGTCGGCGGCAAACTAATCCGCTTCGGCCAACAAGGCGTCAAGGGCTCGCCGGCCGGCAGCCCGCGCAACAAGTCATTCAAGGCGAGACACGCCAAGAACATTGCCAAGGGCAAGGGCAGCGCCGCGTATTGGGCCGATAAGGTTAAGTGGTGAGCACGAAAGAATACGTCTGGAGTGAAATGACGCGCAAGAATCCACGCCTGCTGGACAACCCGCATTTCACCACGGCCAGCGTCCGCAAGTTCTTCGACGCGGTCTACGAAGCCGGTTGGAATGCTGGCTACAAGTCATCGCAAGCCATGCCCCAAGCCGGTGCCGATCTCTTCACCACGTTCTTTGGGGGAAAGCGATGACCACCCTCGCCCGAAACCAACCGCCGCCACCAGACAACTGGAAGGTCGCGCCCGGCGGCCACCCGCTATGCCAGGTCTGCGAGAAGCCCCTCACCGTCAACTGGCTCCGCGACCCGCAGCTCGGCCCCTGCTGCATGGACTGTGCCCCGCACGTCATCAGCGCGGACAAGCTGCTCTACTTCATGCGAATTGCGCAATAGCTCAATCCACACTTGAACTACTAACCAAACACTATGCACCTCACAATTAGCACACGCCCTAAACATGTCGTCATGGACATGTATAAAAACCCCGAAGATTTCGACACGTCCGCCGCCCTAGCCTTCTCCCGCGAGCAAGCGCCCGCCGGCGCCCTCGCTATTATGCTGGCCATCCAGGACCGCATTGCCGACGCCTCGCTGCTGGTCAGCAACATGGCCACCGCCAAAGACCCCGGCTTTCTGGCCCATGCAGCCGGCCAGCTCAACGCCCTCCAAGAACTCTGGGACGACCTTGAGCAGCGCCGCGCCGAGGCGAGCAAGTTGTCTTAAGTCGTCAACTGTGGCGAATTACTGCAAAGCATCACCAATGATGCGTAAGGGTGGACGCTTTGCCACAAAGCCTCACCCGCGCGACTGTTGCAGGGACCGCAATTTGTGCCAATGGCCGACTTGCTAAGATGGCGTTGGCAACTACGCTAAACCCATGAACACCGCAGTCTTGATCTTCGGCCTGTGCATCTTGGCCCCAGTCGCGGTCCTATTCCCTTGGCTCACTTGGCAAAACTGGTCGCAGTTCGACCGATTCGACAAGTTCGCTTGGCCCTGCATAGTGCTTATGATCTTCACCGCCGGCTTCTTCACCGCCCAAAAGCTCTTGCGGCTGCACTTGTAGCGGCGGCCTGTGACCGCCAGAGCGTTCCCGCTCGGGTATAAAAAGCCGCTCGCCCGCCCGCTTTATACCATGTCGGGTATAGGCGACATTACCGCCCGGTAACGTCTTACGAACTGCACAAATTCTGACGCGCCGCTCAATGATTTGTGTAGCTACCTGTCGCATTCTGCCAGTTGGTATCATCAAACGATACTATCGCTAGGACTTCACACCGGCGTGAACTAGCCGCAGTTACGCCATTCCCGCCAAATGTCCCTCCAGAACATTTGCGCATAGACACATAGAACGTGTCATTCTGCATGCGCGAATAGCGAATGTATTTACATTGTAAAACATTTCGCTTGCTGTGTGTGCTGTTGTGTGCTATTAGTAAGCGGAAGTGAGGCTTCATGCCTCGTTCAGCGGTCCTGCGCGCCGTTCCCCATAAAGCGCTGGCGCACCACTTGAGGGGTTTTTCCTTATGGCGACAGACACGACGACCGACACGGTCGCAGCGAAAGCAGACGACGTTGATGTAGTTTCTATGGCTTTGGCCGATCTGGGCATGACGCCCGCACCGGCCCCCGAGCCCGAGGACGAAACGGAGTCTGAGGAAACGATCTCTGACAACACTGACGAAACTGAGGAGTCCGAGGAGAAATCCGAAGATCCGAGTGAAGATCCCGTCACTGAACCCGAGGACAGCGAGGAGGACGAGCCGGCCGATACAGAAGCCGGCGCCGAGGCCCCGAAGGACAAGGTTCAGAAGCGGATCGACAAGTTGGTCGCTAAGCAGCGTGAGTCCGAAGAAAGGGCCACCGCCGTCTCGGCTGAACTGGAGCAACTAAAAGCCGCCAAGGCGGATCTAGAAGCCCAGCTCAACCAGACCAGCCGCCCCATCCTCTCCCCGTCCGCCGACAATCCGTTGGCCGACGTTGATGGTGAGGAAGTCTTGGAGCAGCGCGTGCAGAACGCCCAAGCCGTAAGACGCTGGGCCTTGCAGAATAGCGACGGCACCACGATCAAGAAGCCGGATGGTTCGGAGCAGTTCATCAGCGGCGACGAGGTGAAAGATTACCTCATCAAAGCCGATGACATCCTCACCGTGCATGCGCCAGCGCGTAGGGCTTGGCTCTCGCAAAGAGCCCCTGCCGTCGAGGCGGCGAAGAACATCTTCCCCGACCTCTTCAAATCCGGCACGGACCTCAATAAAGCCTACCAGGCCACGGTCAAGTCGGCCCCAGAACTGTTGCGCATCCCGCAGCATGAATACTGGATCGGCCTCGCCCTCTACGGAGAGCAAGCCCTCATGGCCTCGCAAAAGGCCAAGCAAGCCAAAGCCGCCGCCGAGAAGAAGGTTTCGTCAAAGAAGTCAGAATCTAAAACCCCATCCGCTGTGAAGCCGGTCAGCACGTCTAAGTCTGCCACCAAAGGCAGCTCCGCTGCAAAAAACCGCATCCTGTCTGGAGATGTTTCAATGGAAGCCATTGAAGCATTCGTCTCCGAAGGACTGCTCTAAACCCGCAATCACTACTTAGAAACACTATAAACTACTATGAGTCAAGGACTTGTACATCCCGCCGTCGGCCTGAGGGAAGACCTCGCTGACGTAATTAGCGTTGTTGACGCCAAAAATACCCCCATTAGCTCCATGGCCAAGAAGGGTGCAGACCTAACCAATGGTTCGGTCTTCTCTTGGCAGGCCGACAGC